CTTGCGTAACCTTAACGGCGCAAACATTGACGTTAGCAGTCACCCCGAGGTTATTAAAGACCTTATGGATATTGCTGAACTTGATTATAATCCTGATGCTGGTGTTCAGATCACACAGGAGCCACAACAACAACAGGAAACTAAATAATGGCTACTCTTGACAATCGGGTGTTTGACAACGGTTTGACCGTCCTCGACACAGAAGCAAATAAAATTCTCATTACGTCTCAGCAAGCAACGACCTACACTGAGGCTAACGCAACCTACGCTCTTGGTAACAGCACAAGCCTTTCCATTGGCGCTCCACAGGATCGCTCAGGTGGTGGCCGTGAGGTTGTCGTAGCTGCTATTACAGACGGCTCAGTGACGGCTACAGGCACAGCTACTCACTACGCTATCGTGGACACTGTAAACAGCCGATTGCTTGCTACTAGTACGCTCACAGCGTCTCAGGCGGTTACATCGGGCAACACCTTTACGCTGTCGTCTGTCTCCATCGGTATCCCTGATCCAGCTTAAGAGGTTCTTTAAATGGTCACTCTCGTAAACAGAGCCAAAGTCACCACTGCCACAACAGGTACTGGAACAATCACGCTTGGCTCTGCTGAGAGTGGCTACCAAAGTTTTGCCGATGCGGGAGTGGCTGACGGTGACGTAGTAAGATATGTCATCGAGGACGGTGACGACTGGGAGATTGGCTCAGGCACTTACACGGCCTCTGGCACCACCCTGTCACGCACGGTAGACGAAAGCTCTAACTCTGACGCTGCGTTGAACTTAACTGGCTCTGCGGTGGTGTTTATCACGGCTGCGGCTGAGGATGTGTTTCAGGGTGAGCTGTTTGCTGAGAACCCATCTAGTCCAACTGCGCCTAGTGCTACTGGTACGAATGCTGTGGCTATTGGGAGTGGGTCCAATGCTAGTTCTACGGGTGCGATAGCCCTTGGTTTTGGTTCGGTTTCTAGCGGACTTTACGCACAGTCTTTCGGCAGAAATGCAACTGCCACGGCTGTGTATGCCACCGCTATAGGAACCAATACGGATGCAACAAGTTCATATTCAACCGCATTAGGTCAAAACTCAGCAAGCTCAGGCTCCCAAGCTGTAACGGGCTTAGGCGCAATGGCACTCGGTGGTTCCTACGCCTCTGGCACTGACAGCTTCGCCGCAGCTATAGCGAATAACACTTCTACCTATGGTGCAACTGGCAATAACTCGGTGGCTATGGGGTATCAGGCGAAGGCTACGTCGGATGATGCTTTTGCTATTGGTGATAGAGCTACGGCAAACACAACGGCAGCAATGGCGTTTGGCAGGCTGTCTGAGGCGTCTGGAAGTAACAGTGCAGCTATAGGTACGTCAACCGAAGCTTCAGGCAATAACAGTGCTGCGTTAGCCACTGGAGCAACTGCGTCTGGGGGCAACGCTATAGCCATTGGGGCCTACTCCACTGCGAGTGCAACCAGTAGCGTGGCTATTGGTGTCGGTGCATCAAGCTCTACAGCCAACCTGATTGCTTTAGGGGCTACATCTGACACCGTTCAAATCAGTGGAACCTACACTCTACCCACCACAGATGGTACTAACGGACAAGTGCTTACCACAGACGGCTCTGGTGCTGTTACGTTTGCAGATGCTGGCGGTGGTGGTGGTTCACCTGATCTGTTTGCTGACAATGATGTAAGTGCTACTGCGCCTACAGCAAGTGGTGATAATTCTGTTGCAATCGGCAATGACGCACAAGCAACGTCAACAAACTCTATTGCGATAGGCTCAACTTATAATGGCAGTGGCGCAAGAGCCACAACGGGAACTGGCGCTATAGCAATTGGTGGCTCAAGAGCTACTGGCACAGAAAGTTTTGCTGCTATGATTGGCAGCAATTCAAGCTCAGGGGCGCAGGGAACAAATAGTGTTGCGATAGGTTTTAACGCTAATGCTACTAACACTAGCTCTCATGCAATCGGGTCTAACACAACATCTAGTGGTTATGGCTCTTTAGCAATTGGGCGAGAAGCATATTCAATTGCGGATAGGTCTACTGCGATTACAAACTCTTACGCTTCTGGTTCTGCCGCTTTCGCCGCTGCCATAACAAACAACACCTCAAGCTACGGTGCTACTGGTGCTAATAGTATTGCAGGTGGTTATATTAATAAAGCTACTGCAGCTAATACCTTATGTTGGGGCGGTGATAATAATTTAGCTACCAATGGGAAAGCTGCTGTCGTAGGCGGGTGGTTGAACCGAGCAGAAGGGGCCTATTCTTTTATAGGAGGCGGTCGCAATAATCGTGCGTTAGCTGTTTTTTCAAGAGCAGGTGGAAATGATGCTGATACCAGGGATGATTATGGTAAAGACGTATGGGCCAGTGGTGATTTTTCTAGCAGAGGTGATGCACAAACAGCCAAGCGTGTTCTGCGGTCAGATACAACTGATGCAACCGCAGAAGCATTAACGTCTACTAACAGTTCACCAAATACTACAAACCAAGTAATCCTACCCAATAACTCTGCCTACGCCTTCCACGGCACCATCGTAGCCCGTCAGCAAGCCTCGGCAGGCACAGCAAGTGCAGCATGGAAGATAGAGGGGTTGATCCGCAGGGAAGGTTCTGCTGGTACGACAGTGCTAGTCAACAGCGCAACAACTGTTCTTGATAATACCCCCGGCTGGGGCATGGCACTATCCGCTGACACAACAAACGGTGGGCTAAAGATTGAGGCCACGGGTGCAGCCTCTACAAACATCAGGTGGGTCGCTACGATCCACACATCTGAAGTAACTTACGCCTAAAAGGAGAAACTCAATGGCTATTCAAAACAACATCGCAGAAGGTGCCTCCCAATATGGCATCGCTTTCAACAACGCATACTACCGCATCGTGACAGCGGCAATCAGCCGTCAGCGTGGAACTGATCCAAAGTTCAGCGTGATGATTGACCTGTCAGCATATGCGACAGCTACACCTGGTGACGACACTCGTGAGGTGGACTTTAAGCGGTACAACGCAAACCTAGATGACGTTCAGGCTGCATCGGGTGACGCATTCTTGGACAAGTGCTATTCTTGGGTAATGGCTCAGGACGACATGGCGGGAAGCACGGCGGTATAATATGGCATTAACCATCAATCATCAGACGAATGACATCTCAGCAACCAGTGGTTCCGTCACGATTGATGGAGCCTCTGCTGGTGGTGGTGCGTTAAATTTAATTTCTAGCTCAACGCCTAGCGGCGTTAGTTCTGTAACTTTTACTGGACTGACAGGATACGACAGTTACAGAGTTGTTATGTATTTGTCAGTTGGGAGTAGCGCATTGCCTTTAAGATTCAGGATTAGGATTGGAACCGATGGAACGGACGTAACAACAAGCACCTACAGGCACGAAGGGACGCTCCGTGCATACAGTGATGTATCTAACTCAAGTGGCAAGGCGTATGCAGGTGTTGTAAACATATTAGGATTAAACGATACACTTCCAACGGTTATTATTGCTAAGGGTGGTATGGATAATTCTCAAGACGTAACTCCATCTTACTATGCTGATATAACTTCTGCTGAAACAGGTTCTACGGCAAGAAATAGTATCACTATTTATAATTCATTTAGTTCTCTAAATTTTGTATCTGGTACTAAAATTGCAGTATATGGAGTATCTTTATGATGAAAAAGATGGTTAATAATGTTATCTTTGATTTTACTGATGCGGATGTTCAGCAAAATGAAATTGATACAAATTATTATAATCAGAACGTCTTGCCAGACGAAATCCGTGCAGAACGTGACAGACTATTAGCTGAAACGGACTATCTAGCATTGTCTGACAACACAATGTCTGCTGCAATGACTACCTATAGACAAGCACTTCGTGATATAACAGATCAAGCTGGCTTTCCGACAAGCGTGAATTGGCCCACTAAACCGTAGGAGTAACACATGCTTGGCTTTTCCCCATTAGCTTCTGCTCCACTTGCTGATGATGGGGCGATAGCCGAAGTTGTCTACCTTCTGAATGGCGACGACATCACTACAGGACAGCCTACGGTTGGTTCCTCCAGTGTTGCTCAAGACCACGACTTAGCTGCTGATGGTTTGACGACAGGATCACCTGTTGTTCAGTCATCAACGCTAATTATCATTACTCCGATAGATGCAAATGACATCACTACAGGACAGCCTACGGTTGGTTCCTCCAGTGTTGCTCAAGACCACGACCTAGCACTTGTCGGTATTACTACAGGTCAGCCGATAATCCCCAGCACTACGATGTCTGAGGAAGAGACGCTCAACGCTGATCCTATTGTGTCTGATGCGCCTGTTGTTGGCTCTCCTAATATCACGCAGGATCAGTCCCTAATTCTCGGTGCTATCACTACAGGACAGCCTGCTGTTGGTTCTCCTAGCGTGGCTGAGGTTCAAATACTCACAGCAGCTAACATTACCACAGCGCCTCCCACAGTTGCATCCGCAGAGATGACGGTGGGTAGTGTCCTAAACGGCGATAGCATCACCACAGGGCAGCCTGTCGTCTCTGAGGCTACAATAGGTCAGGTACAAGGACTAACGGCTGACGGTCTTACTACAGGACAGCCTGTCGTCGAAACCAGTACGATGGTCGTCACGTTCATTCTTGCGGGTAACGACATTACGACAGGCCAGCCTGTTGTTGGTTCGCTGGCTATCAACGCAAGTGGTCGTAGGGTTGTCTCTATCACAAGTAGTTCGATTAACAATGTTACTCTGGCTGAGACTTACAACTCAGCTAATCTGGCTGAGACGTACAACTCAGCTACTACGAGTGGCAACCAGAATAAGGTAGCTTAGAATGGCTTTTAACATTAAGCAAAACGACACATCCCCTTCTCTACAAGCTACCCTCAAAGATGCGCTTCTTGTTCCTGTAGACATTTCTGGTGCTACAGTCAAGTTCCACATGAAGTCATTAGATGGTGTCGTTAAAGTAGACGAGACAATGACCATCACAGATGCTGACGGTGGTGTCGTTCAATACGACTGGCAAACTGGTGATACTGACACTGTTGGCACTTACTATGTAGAGTTTGAAGTGACCTACGCTGATGCCTCTATTGAAACCTTCCCTAACACTGGTAGCTTGGTTGTGTCTGTAGTTCGAGAGTTAAACTAATGACAACTTGGACTAGGAACCTCTATGAACATGACTACCTAGCCATAGCTAAGGGTGAATCTAATGATTACTCCGCCAGAAACATCTTCGGCTATAATTCCACTGTAGGTACATCTTATATTCCCCTGTGGGAGAACAGCACAGTTTACACCTACCCCACACAACCCTTGACCATGACAGTTACATCTAACGTAGCAGACAATGGTGTACAAGTGCGGATCATAGGTCTTGATGGTGACTACAATGTAATCACTGAGGTTGTAACTCTGGCAGTATCGGTCGCAACAACCCAGCAATTCTTCCGTATCAATGATGTCGTTACGATCAGTGGGAACGCTGCCAACGACATAACGATAAGCAACGGTGGGATAACCTACGCTAAAGTCCGTGGTGGTGACGGTAAGAACCAAGCTAGTATCTACACAGTACCCGCTGGGCATAGCTTGTACCTAGTTCGGATTGATGCTTTCTGCGCCACCGCTGCTCAGAACAACAGGCAAATCTTCTTCAGGAACCTCGCTTGCTTACCCAGCGGTGTAAAGTTGAGGGTAGCGGAGACTTCCTTCTTGGAGACTATGCACATTCAACGTCAAGTTCCTTTCAGGTACAACGAGAAGACTGACATTGAGTTTCAGCTTCATGGTAGTGCTGGCGAACAGTTTGTTAGTGTCTTTGGTGAAGCTATCCTATGTAAAAACGTAATAACAGGTGAACCATAATGGCCCAATACGCTAATGACATATTTACTACTGAACCTGAAGCTATCTCTCGTAGTTATGACATGGGCCTCAATGGTGTCACTCACGTTTCTGATTACGATGGACAGGCTGTGTATATGCCCGGTGAGAGCCATGAAGCATATCTAGCGTACTACGAGGGCGATAAAGCTAAAGAGCCTTCAGTGGACCGCTTAGAGGCTCTC